AGTGTCATTCTTGATTCACTCATGGATGGACTTTTACAGCGTCAAGGTGTAATTAAACGCTGGCGACACATGGAAGATACAAAGACAAACCATACGTTTGAAAATGTGTCACAAGATGCTTTTGCAGTCCTTATGGCAGATCCTGAAGTTGAGATGGTAGAGTTTGAAGAAATTCTCGAAGAAGATACAGGATTTCTATATTACAACGGCAAGTTAATTAGAACTAAAGAATACAGCGAAACTAAAGTAGAAGTCATAGCGCCTGAAAACTTTGCCATTGATCAAAATGCAGTAAAAATAAAAGATGCTAGATATGTTAGGCAAAGGGATCTTGTTACAAAAAGTGATCTTCTTGATATGGGTTTTGCCTTAAAAGACATTGAAAGAGCATCAACAAGTTCTGGCTATGATGAATATGATTCTCCAGAGCGTGTAGCAAGAAACTTTGACGGTGATTACGACCAAGACGATGACAACGCGGTTACACCAAGATATGACTTGCATGAAATTTACATGCGATATGACCGTAACCAAGATGATCACGATGAGTTAGTAAAAGTTTGTCGTGTAGGTAACGTCATAATGAATGTCGAAGAGGTAGATGAAATACCTTTTGAGATATGGACACCAATTAGGATGCCTCATAAACTCACAGGTTTGTGTCCTGCTGATGCCGCAGCACCTTTACAGAAAGTAAAAAGTCAGTTGTGGAGAAACCAACTAGACAACCAGTACAATCTTAATAATGGTCGTCCTGTAGTGGTAGAAGGCCAAGTTGACCTTGATTCTGTGATGAGCAGTAAGCCTGGCGCACCCTACATCGTCAAACATCCAAATGCTATTTCTTTTCCACAACAACCTGCTTTTGGTCAGCACACATACAACATGATGGGTATTGCTGATCAGATGTTAGAGCAAAATGTAGGATCGACCGATAACTCTATAAGCCCTGACATCTTACA